GGGAGGGTTGCGGGCCGAGGCGCTGAAATCCCTCATCGAGGAGCAGGTGAAGTGACCTACTACAGACACTACGATGATTGTGAGACCGTTTCAACGAGTAGTATCAATGTCGGTTGCTCCTTTTGTGGGCGCGATCTGTCGAATTATTATGTAGTGACCTATTTGGATGGGCGGCCGATTTGTGATGAGTGTCTGGCCAAAGTGCAATTGTCGGTACAGTGATCTGGAACTATGGGAAGCAGGTGCAGTGAGCAATCGCTGGCAAATATACTCTGCTGGTCAGACGGACGATGTTTCCGTTATGGAAGTGCCAAGACGGAGCAAGGGGCGACAGATAGTCTTAGGTCAGCATTCAAGGACAGCTACTTCCGTGCGGAAGGTATCTGTGTCGGCAAGATTCGTCACCCGGATGGATGGGTGAGCTATTTGAGCGCCGACAAGCTCACCCGCCAATGGCGGCGGGATTGAGATCGTGGGTCGCCTGCAAGGGGCGTCCCCTGCAAGACTTGATAAGAGGAGTACATGGGATTTGTATGACCAAAATTCTCATATCTGGCTTTCCTAAAACTGGGAAATCAATATTTGCAAATGAACTATCCAATCAGTATAAAAATATTCAGATACTACATACTGATGATTTAATTGAAAATCATAATTGGAAAGATTCGTCAGATATTGTTTCAAATTGGATCTTAGAAAATGAATATATAATAGAAGGAGTAACGGTCATAAGAGGGTTGAGAAAATTAATAACGTCTTATCCACATAAAAGATTTGACGATATTACATTGTACTACTTGACCAAACCAAAAATTGAATTGAATACGAAACAATTTGCAATGGCAAAAGGAATTCAAACAATTTTTATGTCGATTCATGGATTATTAAAAGAGAGAGGATTAAATATCATCTTTCCAAAAGGTGAATGGAATTTACCAGTAATTAAAAAGGAATTTGTAAAAAGACGCTATAGAGTATAGCGTGTATATATAGTCTAATTGTCGGATAAACACTTTCAATGTCGAAAGTTTAATATCCATATTAAGAGATTCTAGTCCATTGTGACGGAAGGATTATAAGATGGAAGTTCAAAATAAGATGTTTGAAGTTGTAGAGAAGAAAGAGATCAACGATAAGGAAAGGTCTATTGTAGCATGGGGATCTCGTCCAGTACTCGATAGAGATATGGAAAAAATAGCCGCCGATGCAAAATGGGAACTTGACAATTTTAAGAAGAATCCTGTTTTGTGTATTTCCCATGATTATTCAAAATTACCTGTTGGCAAGGTACTTTGGACTAAAGTTACTTCAGAAGGATTGCGTTTTAAAGCCCAATTCGCCAAAACTCCTACTGGAGAAGAACTTTGGACATTATACAAAGACGGTATAATGAATGCGTTTTCTATCGGATTTCTTCCATTGAAATATACTGAACCAGACATGGTTAAATCTGGAGAACCAAGGCGTATTTATGAACATCTAGAGTTGTTAGAGATTTCTTGTGTAAGTATTCCTTCATGTCCTGCGGCTATAATGGAAATGTATAATGATGGCAAAATTAAAACAAAAGATTTTTCGGATGTTTTGGCAAAAATAAAGGAGGAATCACATGGGCAAATCGAAGCAGAAGAAAAAGCAATCTCAGAAAACGAAGAAGGAACAGCAGCCAGTGGCGACAGGGAAGAAAAAGAAGTAGTTACTAAACCTGAAACTACTGAGAATTATCATCATATTCCTGTCAGTGAAGGACATGATGGTCATAAGATTCGGACTATCAAGGTTACTGATGGTATTAAAGCCTTGTACTGTGTGGAATGTAAAGAAATAAAAACATATTTATTCGATGTAGATAAATTCACCATGGAAGAAGCTCGTCAGTGGATTCAAGATCACAAGAAGGCTGTTGATACAGCAATGGACATTATTGATAAAGACGAAGAATTTGACGGTCTTGATCTCAAGTTGGTTGATGAATACGAAGAAGTCGATATTAACATTGAATGTGGGAAAGAAGATGAAAAACCATGTGATCAGAAGTCTAAAGAAGACGAAGTAGAGGAAGAAGCTTATAGAGAACCAAAAAAGGAATTTGAAGAAATCCAAATCCCGTTTGGTGAGAGGGTTGTTCCAAAGGAATTTCAAGCTGAGCGTTGGAATAAATCGTTAAGCAAAACTTTTGATATTCAGAATGTTCCAAGTAAGCCTGCCTCATATACCATGCAGATTTATTGTGCTTTTCTTGAGTGCAAGGTGAAGAATGTTTATATGAACGATTTCTTTATCCCTTCTCCATTGCTTGGCTCTTATCTTGCTGGATTTAAGAATAAAACCAATGATTTTACACTGAAAGATGTTCGTGCGTTCTCAAAGTATGAGCAGCTTGAATTTCCTCCTGTATATGAAGTGATTCAGATCAATAGCAAAACTCATGATGATTTTCTGATTGATGGATCTGCTTTTTATGAGATTGATGGGGTTCCTGTGGTTCTAAGTTTCACTCCTGATCGGTATGGACTTCATGCTACGATTTATACATCACGAAAATATATGGATTTCAATAAGGACTTGATGAAATCGGTTCATGAGTGGGTTGAAAAGGAAAATCCTCTCAAAGACGAAAAAATGGGCCTTAACGGTGAGTTTCTCGATATCGATCCTGCTGATGATTGGGATACGATTGTCCTCTCAGATGGCAATTTAAAGGCTGCAAAACATGCTCAGAAACTTATTGATGAAAAAGAAATGGGCTTCGATGGTCGTGGCATGTTGATGCTCGGAAAACCCGGAACCGGAAAAACCAAAGTATCTCGCATACTTATGTCCCAAACCAAACACACTTTCATCTGGGTAAGTTCGAAAGATCTCACAAATACATATTATCCAGAAGGTAAAATTGCCCTAGGATTTAAATTGGCAAGGCAGCTTGCACCTTCGATTCTATGCTTGGAAGATATCGACAATTGGATCGATGGTAAAATCGTTGACATGATGAAAACAGAGCTTGATGGAGTCAAGAAAAACACTGGTGTCATTACTATTATGACAACCAACTCTCCTGAAAAGCTCCCTGATGCTCTGCTTGATCGTCCTGGTCGTTTCAGTGATATTCTCCATTTCGATTCTCCTACAAAAGAACTTCGTCAACAAATGATCGAAAAGTGGATTGGAGAAATCAGTGAAGGAAGTATGAAATCTATCCTTGAAACTACTGAAGGGTACTCAGGCGCATACATGTGGGAACTGATTCAATTTGCTAAAACTATGGCTGAAGATCATGAAATGGCGATTGAAGACGCCCTTGTTGAAAGCTTGGAGAAGCTTATTGGGCAGAAAGATCTTATTGCTCAAATTCGAGGAGAAAAGAAACAAGAGGATAACGAACCTGAAGAGAAAGAAATTGATGTGGAAGACATTGCTATCAAGGCAATGTGTGAAACACTTGAAAAATCAGGCAGAACTATTTCTTCAAGAAATCAACAGAGAATTCGTGAAGCAATCGAAACTTTGAGTTCCCTGATTGAAGCGGAAGAAAAGACAGAAGAAGTAGACATTGAAGTTGAACAAGACAGTATAGATCCAGAAGAGGCTAAATCAGCACTTCAATCTATCGTGAAAGACTTCCTCTCTGAAAGACCAGATGTACAGACTCTTATTGATGAACGTATCAAAAGAGCACAAGGGAGGATGTTCTAATAGTTGGTAGATGTTAGATCGCTGGAGATATTCTTGAGATATTAGGCGATTGGAGACATTACAACGTAAGGTAGTCAAACCCATGGAGATTAGTAGCTAATCTCCTATTTTTATTTAAAAATCAAAGGAGCAACACAAATGAAAATTGAAGAGTTCAAGAGTCTTTTGAGTGACACTGTAAAGCCGATGCTTGAGGAACATGGTAAGGCGTCCGATGAGCGCATTATCGCCCTCATCGATGAGAAAATCGCAAAGGTGTCGGACGAGGTTCAAAAAACCTTTAAGATCGAAACCCACGATAATCGTGTAGACGATAAAAAGGGTGGGTTTAAACACTTTGGGCAGTTTCTTGGTGCTGTGCAGCAGTGTGGTTCGTCTGGTGGGCGCACCGTTTCAAAGGAACTTGCCGAATGGGAAACTATTTCCAAAGCAGCTGGTACTGGCCTGAGTGAAGCTGATGCTAATTATGCTGGTTTCTTGGTGCCTGAAGAGTTTCGTAACCAGCTCATGGTTCTGGTAGAGGAAGAGAATAATCTGCTTCCTCTCTGCGCTAAAATGCCCATGCAGAGCAACATTATCAAGATCCCCTACGTGGACGGTTTTGATAAGTCAGCTGGTCTGGTTTATGGTGGCGTGAAGTGGTACTGGGTTGCTGAAGAGGCTCAGGCTACCGAGACTCGTCCCAAGGTCGATATGCTCCAGATGGAACTTCATACTCTGGTTGGGTTGGCCTTTGCGACCGAGCAGCTGATTGCCGATTCTCCCACTTCTGTTGAAGCTCTTCTGAAACA